AGTAAACGATAATGAGTGAACAAAGTCGAAGAAGAACCTGGCAGCCAGCAGCGTATCCTGAAAATATTAGGAACAACTGTTCGGATTGTGGGGTTGATCGAGCTTCATATTCTATAAATGGAGGTTTTAATTGGTATTGTTGGAAATGCGTACCAGAAAATAAAAAAAACAAAGGAGAAAATTATGCGTAGAGGTAGACCTAAAACAAGAGTGGGCAATAATCATTGTGCAGAGTGCAAAATAGAAATGAAAGAAGTTTTTTATGTTAGAACTATGCCTAAACTATGTAAAGACTGTAAGGGAGAGGCGTGGTCAGCTAATTCTGAAGTAAAACAATTGTATAAAGACGCAATTGCTAATCCTACAGAACCAGCCGAAGACGAAATGTTGTTTGAAGATATTGGTAAAAAAGCAATGGAGAGAGCTGAAAAGGAAGACCAAATTGGTAGTGTATCAAAAACTCCAAACAAATCAAATTACGCTACTGAAAGCTGTTTAAATGAAGTTATGATGTAATGGCAAACTTAATTTGTAACTTACCAGCTAAACAAGTTTGGGTTCGTAAAGAGTATTTAAGAGACCACCAAGACGGGCATGGAGAATTTGTTAAGGGTGTATGGGTTACTGCAAAATCTATATCAGGGAGAGCTTTTTACTTTGAAACCTATTTGCCTGAGTATGGAGCGTTGTTTGATAAGTTGCCTATATCCGCTTTTTTATCTGAACCTAAAACTCCTGAACTTGATTTAGATTTACCAAATTTACAATTTTGGAACTGTATGGATTATAATGTTGTGGCCATACATAAAGAGTTTATAGCAAGTATGGATTTTGAAGTCTTAACAAGAGATTTTGGAATTGTAAAAGGAACGTACATTTGTACGTTAGATAATTATCATAATAATCCTGATGTTGTTGATTGCAGCACAAGCGAAAACCCTGAAGAACACAAATCTTTTAATTTATTAAAACTTGATAATAAACAATTTTGTTTATATCCAAATAATAGAATGAGAGTTTACGATAATAGCCTGACTCCTGAAACTCCCCTGAAACCAGATTTTAAAGTTAGCACAATAGAGTACCAGGTCGAGAACGGTAATCACACAAGACTAGGAGATTCTGACGAATACTTTTGGAAAACTAAAAAAGAAAAATAATTTTTTTTGTTGACATAGTCGTATTGGTTACATATATAAATTATAAAGGTCTATCGTAAGGAGGTAATTATGGCAGTGCATTTTGTAGGATTTAGAGGATACGAATACATCTCTGCCATAAGAGTTTGGGGTGTTCCCGATTTCATTCATCCTATTCACGATAAAAGAGCATACGTTGAAATCGATAAAGAAAATGACATTATTATTTTTGCTAATAAAGAAAAAGAAGATGTAATTGGAAAATATCGTAGAGAATATGCTGATATGAAACAAGGAGGATAAAATGGTTACATTAAATAGATTAGTAGACATGTATATCCGTTGGGGAAACAAGCAAAAGTTATCCCCATTGGGTTCTGCTACAGAAGAATTATTTAACAATAATCTTTCAACCGAACAATTTAATTGGTTAATGAAATTTGTGACGGTTTGGGATTATGCAGAAAACAAGGAGCATGACAAATGGAAAAGCCATTACTCGCAAGTGAATTAATATCCGCTCTTGGAGATGCTAAAAAGCATATACTTGGTTGGCAAGGTGGTAAATATGCAGAGGGCATGAGACGTAATGTGCAGACTGAAATTGTTACGTCTCAAAAATTTGTGTTAAGCAAAAGTCTTATTGAACATGCGGTACATGCAAGCATGGCAAAACCCGAAATACTTTTTAATATGTTGGAGCGAGGTATTCCCCCATTTAATTCTTTATGGATTGAGTGGGATGAAACCTACAGACAACAGTATTTAAAAAAAGTGCATAATTCTAATAACAAAGAATATGATTTAGATGAAAAAATTATGCCCGTTGGCTATCATATACATAAACATAATGATGATTTTATTTATTCTTTATACACAAAGTATGAAGCTGATAATAAGAAATATATGGTATCGCCCAATATAGGATTTACTATTGATAATGAAAAAGGGTTTGATCGATTTTCGGGTACTCAAGCCCATGAAGAACCTATGTCTGAAGATGATTGGTCAAAGGCATCATGGCAATCAACATCTGCCTATCTTGGCGGTTGGTACGTTCAAGATTATATGAATAATGGAACTAAAAAAGATAAATACTATTTAGACCTTATTCGACAACGTATTACAACAACCCAAACTGCATCAATGCACTGGTCAATTCCACAAAATAAATTTGAGCATGGTTGGTCTCCAAATGATATGAGAAACTATATGGAAGTGTCTTATAATGTTATGGAGGGAGATGCTAGGTTTCTTATCGCATTGCTTGGCTTGTTAAACTACGATTTAATCTCTACAGAGACGGTAATACCACCAAGAGAGATAGATCATATATCATTTGGTCGTAAGTCGCCTAAGAACGAATATAAGATCGTTACAATAAACCTGCCAAAGCCTAGAGGTAAGAAAGTTTATGCCCGTATGTTTACGGGTCAAGGATCGCCAAAGCGAGAGCATTGGAGACGAGGTCATTGGAGAGTGCTTAAAAATAAAGAAAATAAAATATTAAAAAGAGTTTGGATTGAGCAGATGAAATGCGGAAATGCAGAGCTGGGCAAGATTACACATGATTATGTATTAAATAAAAAAGATGCTTGACATGGTATTGAATGCCATTATAACTATAAAGGACTATCTTAACTAGCAAGGAAGGAAAGTAAAATGGGCGAATATGAATGCACAATATGTGCGGAAATGTTTCACTTAGACGAACCTGCGGAGGGTTTAGAAGAGTGTGATAAATGTATCGAACAGTATAAAAGGGATCAAGAAAATGAATAGTCCAATAGACGTAAAGAGAAGAGGTTATTTAAACTTCTTCAAAGATGGTGTTTCTGATGCTCTTTTAAACGGTACTGTAGATGATGTTAAAAATTCATCTGCTTATTATAAAAAAGGTTACGAGTTTGGTTTAACAATGTATTCAAAAATGGAGATCAAAGATGAGTAGATTATCTGATAAGTTGCTTGAAGTGGAATTGTTCGTAGGCGAGCAGTTAGCTGACTACACAAATGAGCAAGTGTTAAAGAAAGTAAAAATCAAGTTTGGTATTGACATGTATGTCGATCATGCAAAAGATTTGTTACATGAATTTCAACAAGAAGTAAATTTAGAAAGGTTGCAGTCATGACTTTGATTAAAAGAATAGATATGGCATTGCACATACAAGAGTTGCTTGCATTAGAAAAAATAACTGTAAGCTATCAATCGCTTGCAGAAGCTATTCCTCGATATTCCGCTATTCCGTCTAGGCGACATATAACCATTAGACCGACTAAAAACACGGGCTATTATGTGTCGGCCCTGCACGAAATCGGGCATATACTTGGAGACAATCAATCTCGTAATAACACGACAAAGGAGAAAGAAATTGGAGCATGGATTTGGGCAATGTTATCTGCGATTGTGTGGACTGAAACTGCGGATCGTGTCATGGCTAAAGCCTTACGGTCTTATGGTGTTGAGCAAGCTGAAATCGAGGAAATCCAAGTCATGTGGAATCCATGTCATAGAGACGAGGAGAGAGACGTTGCTTAATAGTAAATATCTTGTCCTACATATAAATGGAGCTACCCCCAAGCGGGGTGGCTTTTTTAATAAAATTGTTCGGTTTATTGGCTGGGGAAGCTAATGGCTAAACGGGAAAAAATTCATAGCACAAGTCGAGGTTGGGAAAAATCTCTTAAAAAATCGGCTAAAGTGAAAGAACGTCAACACGAAAAGCGAAGAATTGTTCGGGAAATTAAGGAGGAAAAATAATGGTAGAGATGTTAGTTGCCATATGTATCGTATGGTCAGTGGGTAATAGGCATGATGGAGGCGAACAAAAGTGTATGTTTCATAAGAGCCAAGTCGAATACGTCAATATGCGTCAATGTAAAGATGACATTAAAAAAAGCGAACAATTAGTAATTGGAGCTATATTTGACTATTATGGTGACGAGCCAATAGATCACATGGTCAAAGCATCATGTTTTAGTGGAGCGTAATATGAGAAAACTGCCAAAAGAAAAGTTTGTTATCCATTGTAAGGAAACAAAGTATTATGTGGTTGATATAGAAGCTGACAACTATGATGAAGCCGTTAAGAAGTGGCAAATCATAGCTAAAAGGAGAGATTACACCACCATACACAAAGAAATGAAAACGATAAGTGTGAGCCAGGAGGTTTAAAATGAAAAAACCGAAGAATTGTTCGATGTGTAAAGAAAAAATTGTCGCTGGTATGGAACTGCATATGAATAACCGAACAATTTGTCTTGGCTGCGCTGTCGAGAAAGGAATCGCACAACAACTGCATACACCAATTAATCATATGCTTGACTGCGAATATGATATAAGTTCCTGTGCCGAATGTTTCTTAAATCATAGAGATATGATGACCCATTTAGGCTATATATGCACGGAGTTAGGCACGTTCTATAAACGAACAAATGACCCCAAAATTGTGGTGCTTTATGAGTGATTTACTTACCAACTTACCAACATACACGGGAAGTAGATTTGTTCGGTAAGTGCTAAGTCATTGAAATTGTTCGGTTTTTGGAAGCAACTTACGGAGGTTACTTCTTACTACGGTAAGTTAATTTTAGGTTGTAAGTCATTGATTTTGCTCCTACTTTTTTACTTACCGAACTTCCCCCCTAAAGGGGGTATAAGAGGGTGGTAAGTAAACCACCCATCTTACCCCTAGTAAACTAGTAATGAAATGGAGATAAAACAAGATGCCAAAAGTAGCGGAGAACTTAACGAAGGAACAACGATTAGCTGGTTGGAAAAGACTGACTGATAAACAACAAGATTTTTTGAACAACTTTATGCACAAGGATATGACGCAGACCGCATCAGCGAGATCAGCGGGGTATTCTAATCCTGGCGTTGACGCAGTAAGGTTGTTGCGTAATCCTGTCGTGCAAGAGCGTTATCAAGAAATGCGTGACGAGGCGAGAACGAAGTTTGGAGTCACTATCGATAAGTCGGTTCGGGATTTACTCAAGATGCGTAACGAAGCATGGGAATCGGGGAAATTTGGGGAGGCAATTAGAGCGGAAGAACTGCGATTAAAGGCTACGGGATTACTGGTTAATAAAGCTCATGTGCTACATGAACGCACAGACAGTCTGACAAGGGAAGAAATACTGGCAAAACTACAGGAATTCCAAGACATAGCCCAGAAACGCATGAAAATAGCCACAA